GTCAGCTATCTGTGGCATAAGTTGCCTAATCTCAGCACGTACAGTCTGTTGTACACCTGTGGAGACATTGATAGTCTGATTAACTGTTACTGTGTCACCACCTACTGACTGACCTTTAGTGTGGTCTACAACAGTCTCTCTAGGATGTAGCATAGCCATAAAGCCACCCTTACCATCTAAGCCACCTGATCTTGGGCCTGAGCCTGTGTATCCACCACCGTCAAACACCCCTGTCGGTCTTACAGGGGGAGCTACAGAACCCCCCGTACCAAAAGCAGAGGCGGGAGAAAAGAATCCCATAATACCAGCCCTAAGAGATTGAACCATTTGTTCAACAACCATGATGCGATATAGTTCTCTAATAATATCAGCAGCCATAGCTCTGAAGGCATCTTTAGCTGACATAGTACCATCTACCATATTCATAAACATATCACCAAAGGCTCCAGAGACAGCATCAGCTACTTCTACTTGTTGCTTCTGTGCTTCTGTTAGTTCTCTGGTGAGGTCTATTTCGCTCTCTAGTACCTTAAGTCTCCTAGCAGCCTCTTTTGCAGCAGCCTCTTCAGCAGCTTTTCTATCTTTATAAATCTTAGCTGCTGTAGCAAGCGCATCTTTATTTATAAACATGGGTGATGTACCCAATAACATTTGCGACCTTGCCTCTAAAGCAATGTAACCCATCCTTACTTCATGGGCCTTTTTCTCCCTCTTTGCCCTCTTTTCATCTGCTTGTTTTCTCGCCTTAGCTATAGCTTTTCTAGCAGCTATAGTAGCTTCAAACTCTTCATTAAGGGCCTTCCTTGCACGTTCCCTAAAAGACTCTTCAGCTTTAGCTCTGTCTTCTTCAACCTTCTTTAATCTTTCTTGATTTTCAAAGAACTCTTCATCCTCTCTGATTCTTTTCATAGCAGCTTGTACTTGCAAAGTTTGAACACGGAGCTTCTCTTCTTCAGATTTAACCAAGTTTTGATTAAGCTCTAAGGCTTTTCCAGAGAGGTTTACTTGCTCCAACACTAGCCTATTGATATTATCAACTATAGGCATCATTTGAACCCTTGCCTCATAGATCTCAGGGTCAAACTGCGTTGTAAGGGAAAGTCTCTTTTCTTGTAGTTTATCTGCTTTCTTGGTTATGGATTCAAGTGCATCTTCAAAAGTTTTAAAACCTTCAGCAGCATCTTCAGCATCCTTGCCAGACCTAGTAATAGCTGCACCAATAGCCGTTACTAGGGGGATAGCTATACCTAGTGCAGCAGATAGCCCAACGGCAGCACCAGCAGTAAGTCCTAACGGACTAGCTATGAGTGGTAAGACTCCCACTAACTGAGAGGCTTGTTGACCGAAAGCTACAAAAGCATTGGTTCCAGATTGTACCTGTACAATAAAGTCACTCACTTGATAACCAGCTTGTTGAGTAACAACCCCCATCCTATTGCTTGCTTTAGTAGCCGCCATTTGAGCATCAGCGTAAGCTCTTGTTGAAGTAGTCGCTCTTTTTATGGCGCTATCTACTTGTTGGATACCTTTAGAGTATTGTTGGGCAGTTATCTTACCCTTATTAAAAGCTCTATCAAGTTTACCGTAACCCTTTTCTAACCTAGCTACACGATCAATACCTTTCAATACTGAGGTATCATCTACTTCAATACTTACATTAATATCCGCTAAGTCAGCCATTCATTGTACCCATAAAGACTACATCAACACGTTTTATTGCTTCTATTTCCCAAGAAGACAATGGTGTATCTGTAAGCTCCTTCCATGTTTTTATTTCTTGATAACTTATAGGGTTTGGTCCTGAGAAACCCATCGTTCTACTTGCGTTTAATACAATAAAGGCAGACCAAACATGAGACATAAGCAATGGGAAGTCGGGGCCATCTAATGCTTTTGGTCTGTGTCCAGTCTGCCTTTCTACTTGTTCTAAGTGTTCACGTTCTGATGTGCCTGACTTGTCTGGTCTACTTATAGAGAACTCATGCTCTGCATAGTCAACCAGTTCTTCAATCAGGCTTTCGTAAAATCCAGAGAGTTAGCTACTGCTTCCTCAATCTGATCTCTTATCCAAAATACCTCAGCGTAAATCTCTTTGGCCTTAGTGATAGAGAACTTAGGTTTAGAACCACCATAAGTAATCTTCCAGCCTTTAGTAGTTTTAGCAAGTAAGTCTAAAGTAGCGTCCTCTAGGTCTTCTGCTGTAATCTCTACTTTCTTCTTATTCTGTGCTTGCTTCAGGCGTTTGTTGGTTTGCTCATGTACAGCAGCCTTATACTCCTTAGAGTGTGGTGCATATACAGTGATAACCATTGGTGTATCGTCATCATTATTCAAGACATCAAAGCTAGTAGGATGTACAATAGTGACATCTACAGTGTCGCTGGTCGGGGTTAAATCTAGTAAGTCCATGTCGAGTTTCCTTATCGTCGGGGTTAAAAATTGTCGGGTTAGTAATTAAAGGGGAAGCATCAGACCCGACACCAATGCCTCCCCACCCTAGCTAGGGAACTTATGCAGAGCGAGTAATAACTAAGTTACTTGCGTCTGTCGTGTTGTAGAGTGCTACGAATGACATAGAGATGACACGGCTAGTTGGGCCATCTACACCTACGTCTGCACTGTTAATCTTAGCCCGTGGGAATGCGAACTTAAGGGTATTGCTACCATCGCCCACAGTTACCTCAAGCTCAGTTTCTGTTTCATTTAAGAAGCGGTTGATTAGTGAGGCATCCTCAAAGTAAGCTGAAAGAGTACCTTCGATTTCTGCACGACCGACTTCTAATTGTGGCGCACTATCACTACCAATAACGAAGGTAGGTGCGAAGGAGTTAGTCAAGGTAAAGTCCATACCAGTTACGATAGCTGATGTAGAGGGTGAACCGTTGACGTTACCAATCTCTAGTGTACCTGAGTAGGCATCGAATGGAGCAGCACCTGATGCAGCGTCCTGTGTCTTCTGAGTAGCACTTATGGACATGTCTTTACCAACCATACCGTAGGTAGCTGTTACCATCTGATTAGGAGCTAGAGAGATACCCATAGTAGAAACTGTCATACCTGTGAACAAACGAGCTTGGTCGATGTCAGCAGCATAGTCTTCAATAGAGAAGAACTTGGGTGTAGTACCAACTTTAAGTACGTTATTTGACCAAGTGTTAAGCATAGCTGATTCTAGGAATGCATCGTAGTCAGCATCACGTAAGTCAGCAACAATGTCACCAGCAGCTTGACGGTTACCATGACGGTCAACACGGGGCATACGGTCAGCTTGAATATCAGTACCAGCTACACGATCCTTGGTTAAGTTCAAAGAGTGTGTGCTAAAGGGTAAGTTTGTAAAGTTACCAGCGGGAGTCGTACCAAATGTGCTTTCCACAATGAACGATAGGCTGGAACGAGAACCTTGTGCGAAGGCCATATTGTATTCTCCTAATTGTTATAGACGTACCATCCGATATTAATCGGAACGTAGTACCAAGGCGCATCTAAGAAACCTTGCTGTCTTTCAGCGTAGTCTATAGATACAGTTATTGTTTCATCCCCAGAGTAGGAGATTTTAGTGGTTGCTTCAAAAGCCTCTAGGATAGTGTTAGCTAAGGCATCAGCAGCGGCGGGGCCATTACCTTCTGGGGTGTAGGCAGTTACAACAAACACACCATCGTATCTCTGTTGTGGGTTTAAACCTCTCACAGCGGGTCTACGGAGTGTCGGGAGAAAATTAGTCTGTAGGTAACTTGTACCTGTAGTTGGGCTAAATGAGACATTCTCATAAGCTATCCCACTAGGTAAATTAGAGGTGTTAGCTAACTTGTTCTCAAGTGCTGCACGTATGTCATTATAAATACTAGCCATGAATGTTTCTCACTTGAGTATAAACGTAATAACCCTGTCTCTTCCAGTTAGGCCCACCGTACTCTACTGCCTGAGCGTGAGGACTATCATTACGAAGAGTAATCTTTGTGGTATCAGATAAATCTAAAGCATTAATGTCTTGTACTAGATTATCTAAACCTTCTTGACGCATAGACTGTTGGTTTTGTTTCTTAGGTTTATTGCGAGAAGATTTACCACGACCCCTAGAACTTGTATTGGTCTTGAAGGAGTGTGAGGTAACATAAGCACCAGTGTCTACAGGAGACAGACTAACAGCAGTTTGCGCTATATCAAATAGTTTGTTACGGACAAGATCTTCAGCTTTCTGTTCAACTAATTCCATCTTCTGCTTAAGAGAGGGATTAACCTTAAGGGTTGCTTGTACAGCCATTATTCTCTCACATCACACAAGAAACAAATCTTGACCCCATTAGAAAATATAGTAACAACAGAAATGACATTAACTGTGTCACCGTTACCAATAATCTGATCTTCGTCATCGGGTTCTACTTCTAATCCTAAAGCTGGGACTACACATTTACGGGTGCCTCTACGGATCTCATCTACGTTAGCTATGATACCTTGATCGTAGTTGTAGAAGTATCCAGTAAAGCTGTAGTCGGTTGTAGCGGAGCCTGTTACTGTTCCTGTAGTAGGATCGTAGGTTCCTGCTGTAGTCTTCTTCTTTAAAGTAAGGGGTTCCCCAAACTCATCAACCATCTTAAGTAGGTTATAACCTCTTGAGAATGCCATCACCTACCCCTTAACTATAGTCGTAGTCATCACCACTGTAACTTGGTGGGTTCTTAAATCTATCCCTACGGAAGGATGCTGGAACACGGTCTGTATCTTGCCTTACAGCATCTACCCTAGCTATACTAATACCACCAGCTTTAATACCCAGTACAGCACCAGTCTTTTTACCTTGATGCTCTAGTGTCTCAGCTAGGCTAGTGTAATGCTCTTGTAAGTCGCTGTAGTCAGCACTGAGTGCGCCTGACAGGTTCTGTGTAACCCTACGAGAATATTGTGCAGCTATCGTTCTAGCAGACCATGCAGCAGCATAATACACGTTGTCACTTGTTTGATTGAGAGCGAAGATAATCTCTTCATTCTGTACTTGTTGGTCGTTAGTGTCAGTATCACCTACAAGCAATCTAACAGAGTTTAATCTCTCCGCTACAGTACTTGTACCTAAGTTTGTTGCATCATACGACCAAGCCATAATCAATCAGTCTCCATGTGACCATAATTTCTACGCCAGCTACGAATAAGCCCACGTTGTTTATCAGCTATCTTAGACTTCTTACACTTCTTCTT